AAAGCATAAATCAATTGAAGGGTTACTCGGCGAACGCCAGGAAATAGTAAACCGACTACAAGGCATTGAATTTGAAGAAAGAGATTTACCAGCAGACACACAGCTACTAACTGACACAGCCACAGAATATTTACAAAAGCGTAGTATACCTGTGGACTATCCGTTCTTGTTTAAGACTATGCCACGCAATGGTATTGTAATTCCGTTTACGCACAATAATCAGGTAGTAGGGCATACTACAAGATTCCTTGATGATCGCACACCAAGGTATATTCAAGACATACAACCGGGTTATGTATTTGGCACAGATCTGCAAGGAGCAGACTGGCAGTTTGCTATTGTAGTAGAAGGGGTCTTTGATGCACTCAGCATTAATGGACTTGCAGTATTACACGCAGAGATTAACGATGCACAGGTTAGGCTAATACGCAGTCTGGGTAGAGAAGTTATTGTAGTTCCGGATCAAGACAAAGCCGGTATGAAGTTAGTAGATCATGCAGTAGAATTAGGGTGGGCAGTAAGTATCCCTGAGTGGCCCAACGGTATCAAAGATGTCAATGATGCGGTAATTCGTTTGGGCAAGCTAGGTGCACTGATAAGTATCGTGCAAGCTAAAGAAACTAGTAAAATTAAAATAGAACTAAGGAAGAAACAACTTGTTAAAAGATTACGGGCTTGATGTCCAAAAACTATTCTTAGAAATGATGTTGCAAGACGCAGAGTCGTATGTGCGTGTACAGAACATTTACAATCCAGAAAACTTTGATCGCAGTCTTAGACCAGCGGCCGAGTTTATTGCCAAGCACAGCGACGAACATAAAACATTACCTGCGCCAGAACAGATTACGGCCGCAACGGGTATTAAATTAAATCATATTCCAGAACTAAACGAAGGACACTTTGAGTGGTTTATGTCGGAGTTTGAAGGGTTTACACGCAGACAAGAACTAGAACGAGCAATTTTAAAGTCAGCAGATTTGCTAGAAAAGGGAGATTACGACCCAGTGGAAAAACTAATCAAAGATGCAGTACAAATTAGTTTAACTAAAGATATGGGTACAGACTACTTTGCAGATCCAAGATTTCGTATTGACAAATACTTTAATTCTGGCGGGCAAGTAAGCACAGGTTGGCCACAGATGGACAAAATCTTGTATGGTGGATTTAGCCGCGGCGAGCTTAACATTTTTGCCGGAGGTTCTGGTTCTGGTAAATCGCTTGTTATGATGAATATAGCATTGGGCTGGTTACAAGCAGGATTAAGTGGAGTTTACATTAGTTTAGAGCTTTCAGAAGAACTGTGTGCATTAAGAACTGATGCTATGTTGTCTGGAATGAGTACCAAAGAAATTCGTAAAGATATTGATCAAACTGAACTTAAAGTTAAGTTGGTGTCAAAGAAAGCCGGACAGTATCGTATCAAAGCATTGCCAGCACAAAGTAACATTAATGATATTCGTAGTTATATTAAAGAAGTGCAGGTACAAACAGGACTTAAAGTAGATTTTGTTATGTGTGATTATCTAGACCTGTTGATGCCAGTTAGTGCCAAGGTTAGTCCTAACGACTTGTTTGTTAAGGACAAATATGTAAGTGAGGAACTGCGTAACTTGGCCAAAGAACTTAATGTGTTGTTTGTTACAGCGTCGCAGTTAAATCGTAGTGCAGTAGAAGAAATTGAATTTGACCATAGTCATATATCAGGTGGTATTAGTAAGATTAATACTGCTGATAATGTGTTTGGTATTTTTACTAGCAGGGCAATGCGTGAGCGTGGCAAGTATCAAATTCAGTGTATGAAATCTCGATCTAGTACAGGTGTGGGCATGAAAATTGACCTAGACTATAATATTGAAACTATGCGTATAACTGATCCCGGCGAAGAAGAACAATCTAATTTTAAACGGCCGGGCGGAAACCTGTTAGATTCAATTAAAGCTAAAAGTACAATGATCAACGGAACTGAATCAATCAATCTATCTGAGCGTGACGATACTAGCAAAATTACAGCCGATGTACAAAGTGCTAAACTAAAACAACTGTTGGGGCAGATTAAACAATCATGAAGTATTATAATACATTTATATGATATCGTTTAATAGCATTAAACATGTTCATCTAGAAATCTCTAGTCTATGTAACGCCATGTGCCCGTGCTGTCTTAGAACATTTTGGGGATATCCTTATAATGGAGGATATCCTGAAACTAATCTTTCTTTAGAACAAGCACAAAAAATATTTCAACCAGATTTTTTAAAACAATTAACTGGTATCTATATAAATGGTAATTTTGGCGACATTGTGATGAATCCAGAAGGCCCCGACATTGTAGATTATTTTTTAAAACAAAATCCTAAATTAACTATTAAAATTAGTACGAACGGAAGCGCAAAAGATCAAATATTTTGGACACGGTTAGCACACAGTGGAGCAACTGTGAGTTTTTGTTTAGACGGACTTAGCGACACTCATCATTTATATAGGCAAAATACCAGTTGGAAAACAATAATTAAAAATGCCAACATATTCATCAACGCGGGCGGGAAAGCTGTTTGGAAAATGATACAATTTGATCATAATCGTCATCAAATTGACCAATGTCGTCAAATGAGTAAAACATTAGGGTTTATTGATTTTAATCTAGTATTGGGCGGAAGAGATACCGCTCCGGTATTTAATAAACACGGAAAACTTATGCATGTTCTAGGAAATTATACCGGTGAAAAAAACTTTGAAGTTTTATTCTACAAGAAAAAAACGGATCAAGTTATGGTTGAAGATATAACTAAAGAACGAACGCCGTCGAAAACTATTAATTGCATAGCAAAAAATAATAAATCTATATATATTAGTGCAAATGGCGAAGTTAGTCCATGTTGTTTTACTGGAGCTTATCCTAAATCTTACGGTAAAGGGCAATATTATGAAGCAGCCAATTCACAGTTAGTTCCTTTGATTAACAAAAATAATGCGTTAACCCATAGTTTAGAAGAATGTATTGAATGGTTTAATCAAATTGAACAGTCCTGGGATATACCCACATTTGAGCATGGTCGGTTAGTTATTTGTAACGATAACTGCGGCCAAAACTAATAAATAATAAAAAGGTTCTGGGCCCAAAATGCAAAAGAAAACCCGTAGTATTTTAGAAGAATTAGAAACACTATATGCCGAGCGCGATAGCCGCCATGTCATAGAAAATCGTGCTTCTAACATTATTGCTAGTGCTATACGCTTACTAGAGCAGATTGATTCTAGTTATACACCCGAGCAAGCTGATAATCTACAACGCAAATTAATCAACGCAATCAAACTCAGAGATCCAGGTAAGTTTACACGCACTGTAAGGAAAACTGATGCAAATTCATGAAATAACTCTTAGAGAAGCAGAGTGGCAACCACTTAATCCTAAAAAGATTATGGCCACAGCTAGACCGACTCGATTTAACTACGGAACACCTCCTGCGTCTCCTAGAGTCGGTACCGAATTACCGACTGATCCCGCGGCCAAAGCAAAACAAGATGCACTATCGGCACAACAAGCACAGCATCAACAACAATCGGCTAATGCATTAAATACTATGAAGGCAAACACAGTTGCAGCAAACAAAGTTGCTACTGCACCAAAAACTCTTGCACCAGCGACTACTAACCCTAATCCAGGTGCTAATGCATTCGGGCAAATGGCTCAACAACTAGCACCACAAGCACAAACAACTCCTGCGGGACCAACACAGTCTAGCACTCGAGGAACAATTACCCCAACTGCAACAGGAGTAGTACATACTGCCAGTGAACGAAATCCTAATCCACGCACAGAACCTATGGGTGCCCAGCAGAAGTGGGACATTGAATTTAGAAAATTACAAAATCAATATCCAGGCCGTACCCCTCAGCAATATCAACAAGCAATGTTACAAAGAGTAGGAACAGCTCGTCCTGGTGGCACATCTGCATCACAAGTTGCACCCGCACCGCAGTCCGCTGCAACAGCACAATCCAGTGCTACTATAAAATCTGTTCCTCGTCCAGTGCAACCAGCACCTGCCGCAGCAACACAATATCCACCAATCACTCTTGGCTCTGGTCCTAAAGCACAAGTATATGTTAATAAAGGTCGAGGCTACATTGATAGTAAAACTGGCAAACCAATGCCACCATCTATTGTCAAGGCCATGGGTATACAATGAACTTACTAGAAGGTGGCAATGTATTCAAGAACAATGATGGGCAAGCCTTAACACAGCGCATTAATCAAACTGATGTTAAGCCCACCCTGGCCTGGCTCGAAGAAATGCTTCCTGGATTAGATTTACAAAATAATACTCTTGGATCAACTGGCATTAAAGATACCAGCGGTGACTTAGATATTGCTGTAGATGCCACCCGAGTTAGCAAAGAACAATTAGAACATAGGCTCAAATCATGGGCTGTGGCCAACGGATTTAAACCCGAAGACTATGTTCGTAAGTCTGGTAGTGCTGTGCATTTTAAAACACCTATAGACGGTCGCCCAGATCGTGGCTATGTACAAACAGACTTTATGTTTATGAAAGATGTTCCATGGTCAAAGTTTGTGCTTGGCGCCATGCCTACTGATAGCAAGCATAAAGGCCGTGAACGCAATGTATTAATGAATAGCATCGCCAAGAGTTTAGGCTACAAATTAAATCAAAATGCCGGCATTGCTGACCGTACTACTAACGAACTAATATCAAACAACCCAGATCAAGTTGCCAAACTACTACTGAACAAAACAGCTACTCGTCAAGATCTAGCCAGTGTGGAATCAATCTTACAATCACTTAGTACCGATCCTAAGCGTGAAGCTAAACTGGCAGACTTTCGTCAGCACATGGAACGCGAAGGCCTACCGTTTATGGAAAGTCAACCCGAGCCATTGTACAAAGAAGTATCAGATGTAAACTTCTTAGCCCGGTTGCGTGATCGTATTGTTAATCAAGGCATGCAGGTCATTGTCGAAGCCGAAGTACAAGGTGGCCGTGCCAAGGGCATTGAACACTTAGAAGATTATGTATTTAGAAATGGTAGTGCTGGTATAAAGAAAGCCTTAGATATCGTTCGTCATACATCTGCCAACACAGGTAAAACCACTACGGTTAAGTGGGACGGTAAGCCGGCACTAGTATTTGGTCGTGATCCCAACGGAACATTTATCCTAACCGATGTTGCTGGGTTTACTGCCAAGGGTTACAATGGATTGTTTACTAGCCCTCGTCAAGTTACACGACATTTAGCCTCCAGAGATGCCGATGCTGCTGCACAAGGTAAACCTGCTACCCGTGTCCAAGATCTTGCTCCTATATATGATAAGTTATGGGGTATGTTAGATGCTGCAGTTCCTCCTGACTACCGTGGATTTGTTCAAGGCGATCTGTTGTATATGACAACTCCACAGTTAGAATCTGGAAACTATGTGTTTACACCCAATACTATCGAATATCGAATTCCGGCTAACAGTGAAGTAGGTCAGCGTATAGGCGCCAGCGATGTTGGCATTGCCATGCATACCAAATATGCAGAACCTGGGGCACCAAAAGAACCACTAGGCAATGTAGAGTTTAAACGAGTTCCTGGATTGTTACTATTAGAACCTGTGTATGCCAAAGAAAATGTTAAACCTAGTCTAGCACTAATACAACAAATCAAAGACATTTATAATACACAAGGTACAGCGATTGATCAATTATTCAATCCTGCAGACCTTCGTACCTTAAAAATCACCGATTTGCCTAAGTTGTGCATAGATTATATTAATAGTCGTGTGGGTACTAATTTTGATCAACTAATGGATCAATTTGCAACCTGGTTGCATGATAATACATCTATACCAAAATTTAAAAATATTACAGAATATCTACAGAGCCCACGCAGTAATATTATAGG